CCGAGCTGGCTGCCGAGCTGGCTGTAGAGATGGCTGTCGAGCTGGCTGTCGAGCTGGCTGTCGAGCTGGCTGTCGAGCTGGCTGCGGAGCTGGCTGTCGAGCTGGCTGTCGAGCTGGCTGCGGAGCTGGCTGCCGAGCTGGCTGTAGAGCTGGCTGTCGAGCTGGCTGTCGAGCTGGCTGCCGAGCTGGCTGTCGAGCTGGCTGTAGAGCTGGCTGCCGAGCTGGCTGCGGAGCTGGCTGTCGAGCTGGCTGTCGAGCTGGCTGCCGAGCTGGCTGTCGAGCTGGCTGTCGAGCTGGCTGCGGAGCTGGCTGTCGAGCTGGCTCGGCTTCTTTGCTAGCAAAGCAAAAATGAAATTCACGGCCAGTTCGCACATAGCCGGCGACGAAAAGTGAAGGATGATCGGCGCCGGTTTGTTGAGCCGAGCGTAAAAGCCACGGATCACCTCATCGCCGGTCGAAAAGTCGGCGGGATCGCAGCAAAGGCCGATCTGCCGCCACTCTTCCCGAAACTCGATCAGCCGCGCTTCCTGCGCCGCAGTCAGTTTTGTGATTTTCTTCTTTGCCACGATATTCCCCATTTCAGAGCTGTTGTCCCATCAGGTCAGTTCACGATGCGCATGATCGCTTCCGCGATGCGCTCGCTGTTCACAATTACGGCGCCGAACATGAACACGCCGACTAGTGCGTAGAGCGTTGCAATGTTGTCGCTGGCGAAGTTCATCGGACAAATCCCTCTGCTACGTAGGCGCAGGCGAGAATGACGAACGCGAATGCCGCGACACCGAGCAGGTCAATCGTGTGGTCGATGGCGCGGGCGAGCATCAGCGGGCGCCTGACAAAGCGTAGTAATGCGTCGAGTGCTGTTCACGGTCGGACGAGCACTCCGTCTCCTTGCTAAGGTCGTAAGCCTCGCGCTCCAGCTCAGCCGCGAGTGCGTCGTCATGGAGCGCGTCGCTCAAGAGCGATTGCCGATCGGTCGTGTTGATATGGGAGCGTGAATTGCAGCTTGCTTCGTGCGCGAGCGCGTGCAGGTAATCGTCAATCGCGCTGACCCAGCGCCCGCGAACGTGGGCGGCGGCTTCCTCGAATTGCTCTGCCGTGGGGCAGAGATCGAAGGACGGCGGCTCCATTTCCTGGATCGCGGCCAGCATCCGCTGGTAGGCGCCGTTCAGGTACGCACTGGCGTGGCGGTTGGCGGGCATGTCAGTGGCCCTCCGCTTTCGCGATGGCCGCCGCGGTTAGTTCAACCGCTCTCACCCAAAGAGCCAGTTGGTCGTTCCACCACCCCAGCCAGATGGCCTCGCCACCGTCGTCCCGCGTGACCCCTGCGGGATACTGGGGGCCTTCGCTATCTTTGCGGTGCCACTCAGCATGGGCCCGGAGCGCTTCCAGCATATCCGGCGCGGCAGCGATCAGAGTGGCATTGTGTTCCCAGCAGTCGCGCAAGTCGCTTTGGCAACCGGTGTTGGCGACGGTGTCGTCAACACCGGCAACAACTCGAAATGCCGCTTTCGGATCGACACGCCACGGTCCTGGCGTATGCGCACCTTGCGCGACGCCAGCGTACTGAAGGTCCTTACCGTCCTTAGAAGTGGCTGTAGTCGCCATGTTCGCCCTCCAACGACCCGTATCGGATCGTTGAGAGCAGAGTTGCATATAGCGCAACCAGCGTCAACAGCTAAGTTGCAAATAAAGCAACTTATTTTTGGGCGCACTAGCGCCGGACGACTCAAGTCGTTGTTGAATCTACCGTTTGTCTAGTGCTGCAATGCGGCGCTCTAGCTCGTCGATCCGGTCTAGGACGGCCTTATGGCGGCGCCAGATCGTGTATTGGTGGTTATCCCAGCCAGTTTGGAGCTGCCACAGAAAATATCCGCCGAAGGCATAGTACCGGATCCAATCCGGTAGGGGCCAAAAGAACCAGGCCATAGTAAGTGCGCATAGCGACGCCATGGCGATGCCCAGCCAAACTAGGGCGCGACGCCAGACGGGTGACTTCGGCTTCGCCTTACGCGGCTGTTTCTCCAGCCAGTACCGATGCTCAAATTCCCCATCAGACGTGAGCATTTCAGCCCTCGGTGCCTGTCGGTTTAGGGAATGCGGCCTCTAGGGTCGCCCGGATACGGTCTACCTCGTCCTCATTTCGCCCCCGCAGAAAGCGCGTCATCCAATCGTCCGATGGGTCTCGAAAGAGGTCGGCCGGCTCGTCGAGGTGGAGAAGGGCGGCTAGGCGGTCGAGGTTTTTGCTGTCCGGAACGGTACCTGCAAACCAGCGTGAGACGGTGGATTTTTCTACGCCCAACTCACGCGCAATTTCCGCCTGCGACAGGTTTCGCGCTTCTGCCCGCTCCGGAAGGTAGTGCCGGCGGACAGGTGTCTTTCCCCCGTGAATCTGGTCCGTGCGAGTTAGTTTGCGGTGCGCCATACGCAACACTACCCCCGTCGGGTGCCGACCGTCGTTAGCGTGGATTGCAACTGAGGGCTTGACTATAGTTGCGTATAATGCAACTGTATGATCGGCATGACTGATAATCCGATCAAAGCTTACCGCGTCGACCATGGCTTAAGCCTCGAAAGACTAGCGGCGAAATTCGGCGTCCACAAAACGACGGCTATGCGCTGGGAAGCGCGGCCGGTGCCGCCATCTCGCGTCCTTGAGATCGAACGCGAGACAGGCATCTCCCGGCACACGCTGCGGCCAGACCTCTATCCCGAGGCCGTCTAATGCTCTGTCAGCGCCTCTTGGAAGGTCAGCACATTGTGCGCCTCGGCGGCGAAGATCAGCCCCTTTCGACACATGTGCGCCAGGGTGACTGGCGAGCACACGAAGGAATATTCGATTTTGTCGACCCGACCTCGACGCGACGCCACATAAACCCGGATCAGCCCATCGCCCGCATCTTCGTATTTCGGCAAGTCGTAAACCACGAACTCGGGTTCGGTTCCGGTTTCCTGTACCTCGCGCTCGGGGATCATTCTGATAGCGCTCATGCGCGCCCCACGGTTTGCGCTTCCGCCCACGATTCAACTCAACGCTTGAACCTTCTGGACGGTAATTCACGACGCCGTGAGAGCAAATCGCGATCGTATTCGCGTCGGTTCCCTGCCGGTTCCAAACAGTTCCATCTTGTGGCCCCCACGAATGAACTGGTGGGGCAATGCTACCCGCATTATCGAAATGTAAAAAAGGCAACATCGGCGGTAGCTCCGTGCTGCATAGGCCCAAGCTATTGGCCGCACGCAATTTTCTCTGACAAGAAATTGGTAACCACCCCGAAAAGTCACAGCGCCCTGTGGACATCGGGACTCGATCAAAAATCTGCAGTTGACGGCGCCGCGCCCGGCCAGGAGCGCGCGTCTCGTTTTGTTGCGTCTGTAGGAGCTGCGTCATGGGTGAAGCTTTACGCGTCTCGCACGAGAACGCGAGCGAAGTCGTTGCAGCGACATGCACTGAGTTCACCATCATTGCAGGATCGTGCAAGTGGTTTCCGCCGCTCGCAAAATTACTCTCAAAGAACAAGCCCGCATCCGCGCTCCATTATCTCACGCAAGAACCCGAGCGCACTTGTTACGCGTGGGTGCAAGGAAAGTTTGATCCGCCAGCACGAGCATTTCTCAAACTGCTCCATTCAGAGGCTGGCTGGCTCGTCCTCGAATACGTCATGCGCGGATGCACGCAACGTTGGTGGCTCGACGTGCTTCGCGCGCGTCGTTGCGCGGCTGCATACGAGCAAGAGCGTGAACAGTTTGACCTAGGTGTGTGATCTGCGTCCCGGGCCGCATGGGTAAGGGCGGCAAGTCGGGCAGTGAATTGATAGAGCTGTACTACTCAAGCCTTCCGCCTTCCATAAACGCATTGTGGAAGCGCACGCGGAGCGGAATGCGCCGGTCTGACGCCTACGTGGCGTGGCTGGCCCTTGCCGCTATGGAAACACGCCAACAAAAGCCCGGCTGCATCGTCGGGCCTTATTGCCTTTCCGTGCAACTCGCGCGGCCGGACAAGCGCAAGCGCGATCTCGACAATTTCTCGTTCAAGGCGATCAACGATTTGCTCGTGCAGCAAGGCGTGGTGGCCGATGACTCGCTTTGCGAAATGCTGTCGTCGCGGTGGGTGACGACGGGCGAGGGCGTCGCTGTCCGTGTCTCGAAAGCTGGAGTCGACGCATGAGCCCGCGTGGTTTTATCGCGCTAGCGCGCGGCATCATGGATCATCCGACAGTCGGAACGCAGAAGCCGTTCTCGCCGTACGAGGCGTGGCACTGGATGCTTTTCGAGGCCGCCTTCAAGCCACGGCGCGTGCGCATAGGAGGCGGAGCTGTTGAGCTTGAACGTGGCCAACTTGCTCATTCTGAACGGTTTCTTGCCGACAAATGGGGGTGGTCGAAGAGCCGCGTACATCGTTTTCTGGATAAGCTTGAAACCGAAGCGATGGTGAGCCGCAAAACGGACCACGAAACGAACCTTATAACCATCTGCAAGTACGACGAATATCAGCAGCAGCGGACCGGCAACGAGCCAGATAGCGAACCGCATACGGGACCAGCAGCGGACCAGCAGCGGACCAAAGAAGAACAATTAAACAAGGTAACAACTATAAATACACCCTCGCTTCGCTCGGGTGAGGGCTCCCCCGAGGCGGCTTCGGCAGAACAACCAAAATCGAAGCCGAGGCGTGCCAAGGCGCGAACGCCGATAGCGGACGATTGGACGCCGACCGAGCGAGATATCGCGCACGCCGCTTCGCTTGGGTTCGCCACGGACCAGATTTCATCAATGGCGGCCGGGTTCGCGGACCACCACCGCGCTCGCGGAAACCTCATGGCCGATTGGTCGGCGGCGTGGCGAACGTGGTGCGGCAACGAAATTAAATTCAATCGGAGTATGGGTAATGGACCGGGAAGACCTCGACCACTTCAGGACGATTCAAAATCAGTCAGCCGCGCAATCGACGCCCAAATCGGAAAGCTCAGCTTCCCCGCGCGACCTCGATTGGTACCAGACGCAGGCGAAAATAATCTGCGGTTGCTACCGGAGGGACGAGGCTCAGGATCCTGAAACATTCGCGGCGGCATTGGCGGCTGTGCTCGCCGACTACCCTGAGGGCATCGTGACCTACGCGGCCGATCCGCGCACGGGCGTGATCACGAAGTTTCCGATGGGGCTGCCGAACATCGGGCAGATCAAACAGTTTCTGGATGACGCCGTCGAGCGGCAGGACCGGCTCAACCGCTACGCGGCGCGGCCTAAGCCGGCGCGCGCCGAGGTGTTCGATAAGCCCCCGCCCACGGAGCCAAACCTGTTCGTGCCGGACACGTCAAGCCGCTATGGCGCGCTTGCGAAGCGGGCCGAGCGTGAGCCGGCGCGGGCCAGGTTCGGGTCGAAAGTCTGCAAGGACGGCGTGCGCCGGACCGGCGTGGTTGTCCCCCTGCATTGGTGGGAGGAGCCGGCGACACTCGGCGACGATGTGCTGGCGAAAGCGGCCCAGACCTTCCTCGAGCGCGCGTGCCGTGAGGGCGGGATTGACCCATGCAACGGCGTATCCCCCGCGCTGATGGCGAATATCCGTGAACACACCAGTCAAGAGGCGTCCAATGTTGTCGAGTAACTACCTGATCGAACGGGCCACTTACATCCGCAACCGCCTGCGCCGCCCTGCGAATGCGGTGCCCGACCGGCCGATCGATTTGGCGCGGCCTCGGGGCATCACGGGCTACGAAGCTGCACGCGTCGCCGCAAGGCGACAGCGGGAGGCCGAGGCCCGATTGGTCGAGCTGCAGATCGCGCGGCTGGCGGAAGCGAAAGCGCGTGCCGAGGCGGAAGCCGCCCGCGCGGGGCCGGTGTCCTATGAGCGCCCGGCCACTGTGAGCGAGGTGCTGCAGGAGGTATCGCGCCAGTGGGCGGTCGACTGCATGGACATCATCTCGCAACGCAGGGACAGGGCGGCGACCGTGCCACGGCACGTGGGCATGGTGCTGGCGCGCAAGCTCACGCCGAGAAGCTACCCGGAGATTGCCAGGGTGTTCGGAAGGCGTGACCACACGACGGTCTTGTACGCCGTGTGGAAGTATCAGTGGCTGTTGGATGAGTTGGCGGCGGCGATGCCAGGAACGGCCACCCTGCCGGAATGGGTCGCAGCAGCAAAATCGCGCGTCTCAGCAGAGAGGATCCAAAAGGATATGGAGCATGGCTAAGGTCAAGGAGCGCATCGAAGAATTTCGGCCCGACCCGCGCTTGGTGGATGAGCGAGGGGCCACGCGCGAGGCGATGGCGAAATTCCGGCCGAGCCCGATCAATCTGGCGCTATCGCGCGGGCAGATCACGCGGCAGCAAGGCATCGCTGCAGAAAAATTCTATGGCCACTGGTATCGCGCCGGACTGTCGGAGAATTTCGGCTCCGTGGATCTGAATTCTGTTTTCGGCGGCGACGGCGGCGGCGCGACCATGGCCCGCACGGAGGCGCAGGCTTTCCACCGGCAGCGCTACCGCCAAGCTGTGGAGAAAATCGGGATGCGCGGCTCATGGGTGCTCGAACGCGTCATCTGCCGCGAGGTGTCGTTTGAGGACACCGGGCGCGAAATGGGCTGGAATAACAGGCCTCAAGCCGTGGCAAGCGCCATTCAGATCGCGAGGGATTCCCTCGATACTTTGTGCAAAGAATGGGGAATCCTTTGATCGGGCTTGACCTCGTAACGCAAATCGGCTCCTTTATTTTAAAGCTTGAAATGCGCCAGGAGCGCAGGCCCGCCCGAAGAAATTCGCGGCGGGTTTTTTCATTTTCCGAATTGGCGGGGCGCGTTCAACAGCACCGCAGGCATCGCCGCACAGGGACGGTCGGTTCCGCCAACCTCAACCGCTGAATGTTTCTCAAGGAACGTAGTTGCCGATCGCAACTGCTTTGTACCGAGGGATGCCGCATGAGCGCTTGCGCCGTAGTCGTCATCGATAGCGGAGCGATCATGTACGGGCTCGCAGGGCTCGCAGGGCTCATCCTGCTTCGTGAGTTCGTGAGCTTCCGCCGATGATCGATTCACTCAGGGCGCAGGTGCGCCAGGCGGTCAAGCGGGGAGACATCGCGCACGCGGTGTTTCTGTGCGGGATTATCGTGCTGTTGCCTAAAGGCGAAGCAGGGGCTGGAAGTTAGGAATTTTCAAAATGGCGGGAGTGAAGGGCCGTTCGGGCACGAACAAGGGCAAGGACAAGGCTTTTGCCGATGCAATCCGCCTCGCCGTGATGGCCGAGGATGGCCCCGAGAAAAAGCGCAAGCTCCGCTCAATCGCGGAGAAGATCGTTGACCTGGCCGTGGCTGGCGAAAGCTGGGCCTGCCAGATGGTCGCGGATCGCTTGGACGGCAAGCCCGCGCAGGAATCGACCGTAACCATTGACGACAAACGAGATGCAACAGACTGGAGCCGCGAGGAACTGGTCAGCTTCATCCGTGACGCCTCTAATGGCGGCTCAGGAGCTTCTGAGGCGGAAGGACGCGGCGGAGAACCTGATAGCGTTCACTGAGTACACGTTTCCGCGTTACCAGACGGCGCGTCATCACAGGATCATTGCCGGGCAGCTTGAGAGGGTAGAGCGAGGCGAGATTGATCGCCTGATGCTCTTGGTGCCGCCAAGGCACGGGAAATCGGAGCTGGCCTCCAAGCGGCTTCCGGCTTGGTATCTCGGCAGACAGCCGCACAAGCAATTCCTGAGCGTGTCGGCCACCGAGGGGTTGGCGTCCGACTTCGGGCGCGAAGTCCGAAACATCATCAGCGGCCCGGAATACCGGGCGGTGTTTGACACGAGGCTGGCTGAGGATAGCCAGGCCAAGGGTAAGTGGCACACGTCGGCCGGCGGGGTTTACTACGCGCTCGGCATCGGCGGCTCGGTTCTTGGTCGCGGCGGCGATGTGATCCTGATCGATGATCCATATTCATCGATGCAGGACGCGCTGTCCGAACTGTCGCGTAAGACCGTGTGGGACTGGTACACGGGCACGGCGTACAACCGCCTTATGCCCGGCGGCGCGATTGTGGTCATCAATCACCGCATGCATGAGGATGACCTGTGTGGTCGGCTCTTGGCCCAGCAGGCGGCCGGCGGCGACAAGTGGGAAGTGGTCGAGCTTCCAGCCCTCAGTGAGGAGGGTGAGGCGCTTTGGCCTGAGGCGTACCCGCTAAAGGCGCTGGAGCGCATTCGCAAGAACTCGCAGGCGCGCTTCTGGTCCGCTTTGTACCAACAGAGGCCGGCTCCAGACGACGGCGACTATTTCAGAGCCGAGTGGCTGCGGCCTTACGAGAAAGCGCCCGCGCGGGAGACGCTGCGGGTTTACGGCGGCTCGGACTACGCGGTGACGGCGGACGGCGGCGACTTCACCGTGCACGTCGTCATCGGGTTGGATCCCGAAGGCCGGATGTACTTGCTCGACCTCTGGCGCAAGCAAGCCTCGTCAGACGAGTGGATTGAGGCCTTTTGCGACCTGGTGATGAAGTGGAAGCCCATGGGCTGGGCTGAGGAGCAGGGGCAGATCAAAGTGGGCGTCGGCCCGTTCCTCGATCGCAGACAGCGAGAGCGCCGCGCCTATGTGGTGCGCGAGGCGTTCCCAACGCGTGGCGACAAGGCGGTCAGAGCACAGTCCATTCGCGGCAGGATGGCGCTGGAGGGGCTTTACGTGCCGGTTGGCGCGGATTGGTGGCCTGCGCTGCGGAGCGAGCTGCTGAGCTTCCCCGCCGGCAAGCATGACGATCAGGTGGACGCGCTGGGCCTTGTCGGCCAGCTCTTGGACAAGATGGTCGCGGGCAACAAGCCGCGCCCGGCGGAGAAGCCGCGCCGCGACCGATGGGATGACGCCTTTGACGATGACGACGCGTCGAATTGGAAAGTATCGTGATGGCTGAGACCACCCCCACGTCAGAGCAGAAGGCCGAAAATGACGGCATGCTCGACGTGGGCGACCTCGTGCGCATGTTCGAGGATTCGGAGGAGGCGACGCAAGAGGCGCGTGGCCTGGCCGAGCGCGATCGCGACTATTACGACAACATCCAGTTCACGGATGAGGAGCTTGTCACACTGCGCAAGCGCGGCCAGCCGCCGGTCATCGATAACCGGATCAAGACCAAGATTGACTATCTGATCGGCATGGAGAAGTCGCAGCGGATCAAACCGCGCGCTCTCCCGCGCACGCCTGCCCACGAAGACGACGCGGACGGCGCCAGCCAAGCGCTCGATTACGTGGCCGACACGGAGGACTACAACTCGAAGCGCTCCGGTGTTTGGCGCAATCTGCTTATCGAGGGCTCGGGCGGCATCTCGGTTGCGGTCGAGATAGGGCGCGACGGCCCGGAGATTAAGCTCCGCCGTTGGTCGTGGGACCGCATGTTTGCCGACCCGCACAGCGCGGAAGCGGACTATTCGGACGCGGGTTATTTGGGTGGCGTGATCTGGATGGATTACGACGATGCCCTTGCGCAGTACCCGGACGGCAAGGACATCCTCGACGCGACGATGACGGAGCGCGCGTCGCTGTCCCAGACGTATGACGACAAGCCGAAGTTCCGCGTCTGGGCCGATAGCAAGCGCCGCCGCGTTCGTATCGTGCAAATCTGGGTCAAGCGCGACAACCAGTGGTACTTCGCCGAGTTCACCAAGGGCGGCATTCTGAAGGCCGGCCCCTCGCCTTACGTTGACGACAAGGGCGAGTCCGAGTGCGAGATGATCTTCCAGTCGGCCTACGTGAACCGCGAGAATGAGCGGTACGGCCTGGTGCGGGAGATGGTTTCGCTTCAGGACGCGATCAACAAGCGCTCCTCCAAATCGCTGCACCTTTTGAGCGTGGCGCAGACGATCTATGAGGATGGCGCGATTGAAGACATCCAGACGTTCCGGCGCGAGCGGGCCAAGCCGGACGGCACGATGAAGGTTGCGCCCGGGGCGCTGGCGAACAATCAGATCAAAACCGATTTTCAGACGGACTTGGCGGCGAGCCACTTCCAGCTGCTGCAAGATGCGAAGAACTCGATTGATCTGAAGGGCCCGAACGCCACGATGATGGGCGACAAGGCGCAGGGGTCGTCATCGGCATCCGGCCGCGCGATCATTGCGAGCCAGCAAGGCGGCATGATCCAGCTCGGCGACCTCATGGATAATCTGCGCCATCTGGACAAGCGCGTGTTCCGGGCGATCTGGAGCCGAATTCGTCAGTTCTGGACCGGGGAGAAGTGGATTCGCGTCACGGACGATGAGCGGAACGTCAAGTGGGTCGCGATGAACGTTGACCCGCGCCAAATTCAGATGGCGATGCAGCAAAATCCGCAGATGGCTGAGAAGATCGCGGGCGCCATCGGTAATGTGGCCGAGTTGGATTGCGACATCATCATCGATGAGGTGCCGGATTCGACGGTGCCGCAGCTTGAGCAGTTCCAGACCCTGGCCGAGCTGAAGAAGTTCGACACGGGTAATGAAATTCCCTTCCGCGCCATCGTAGCGGCCGTGCCGAACCTGAAGGATCGCCAGGCCTTCCTGCAGATGATGGATAAGCGGGCGGAGGAGAACGCCAAGGCCAACCAAGTCGCGGAGCAGTTGAAAATGCGCGGCGCCGTCGCCGAGGTGACGGACAAGGAACAGTCCGCGTTCCAGAAGAAGACGGCTGGCATTCTCAACCTCGCCAGAGCGCAAGAGGCCGGCACACCGGAGGCGCCGCAGGTGGGCGAGCCGCAGTTGCCGATGGATATCCAGGCGGCGCAGGCATTGGCCGACGTGGACGCGACGCGCGCAACTGCGGACCACAAGCGGGCGCAGGCCGCCAAGACGATGCAGGATATGGCCCTCGCACCGCGCCAGATGGCGCATCAGATGGATATGGACCGGGCGCAGCGTAACCAGCCGCAGCCCGCGTAAGGATTCCCGCCGCCGGGGTTACGGGCGACACGAGCCGCCATCGTCAAGGGCGAGCGTGACTAACCACGAAAACTAGGACGCTACATGGAACCGCTGGAGAACATCCTGGCCGGTAAAGGCGAAGCTGCGCCCGCGCCGGAAAAGCCTGAAGCTGTACAGCCGCAACCCGGACCGCCTGTGAGCCCTCAGCCGCAGGAAGGCGGCGAGCCGCATGACGAAGTGATCGAAACGGACGGGAAAAAGCTTGTCCCGCTCGAAGCGCTCACGGCGGCGCGCGGCAAGGCGAAACGCTACACCGAACAGGTCGCTGACTTTGAAAAGCGCGTCGGTACGCTTACCGAGCAAAACGCGCACCTGTCCCGGCAGGTATCGGAGTTGCTGCAACGCATTCCGACGCCGCAACAGCCACAGCAACAGGCGCCTGACTTCTTCGAAAACCCGGCCGAGGCGACGAAGCATCTCACTTCATCGCTGGTGACGCCGCAATTCGAACAGATCAATCAGGCGATCCAGGAACTGGCCAAGGAAACCGCGATCGTTCGCTACACCGAAGAAAAGGTTGGCGAAGCCGAGCGGGCATTCATCGGCGCGTTGCAATCGCGCACGCTTGATCCGGCCGACTACCAGGCGGTTGTAAACAGCAAGAACCGCTATGCGGCTGCTGTGCAGTGGCACCAGCGCCAGCTTGCGAAGGCAGAAATCGGCGATGACCCTGCCGCGTTCAAGGCCAGGGTCGAGGCCGAGATTCTTGAGAAGTACGGCCTTAAGCCCGGCGCGGCTCCCGGCAACGGGGGTGCGGCGCCTGCGGTGATGCCGTCCAATCTCGCGACTGCCCGCAATGTTGGCCAAAGGTCCGGCCCCGCGTGGTCCGGCCCTCCAACGCTCCAAGACATCTTCAAGCGCTAATCATCGATTGCCCGCCGTGAGGCGCGCGATCCCAGCGCAGCCGCAGTGATGCGCCTGCCAGAAGGAGAGTCCTATGGCTGACACTCGCGTCGCCTCGGGTCTCACTGTTGAACAGTGGGACTCGCAGTTTTTCACCGAGTACCTGACCGAAAACCGCTACAGCGGCGAAATGGGGACCGATGAGTCCTCAATCATCCAGGTCAAGGAAAACCTGACCAAGAAGAAGGGCGACCGCATCAACTTTGCGCTCGTCAACAAGCTGTCTCAGGACGCCATCACGGGCCGCAATGTCCTTGAAGGCAACGAAGAAGACATGGCTTCGCGCTCCTGCGAGGTCACTGTCGACAAGCGCCGCAACGGCGTGCGCGTGGCGGAGATTGACGAACAGTATTCGGCGATCAGCCTGCGCGATGCCGGCCGCGCGGTGCTCAAGGACTGGTCTATGAAGGACACCGAGACCTTGATCACCAAGGCGCTCGGCAAGATGGGCGGCATCGATATGACCGCCACCGACGTTGCGGCCTCCAGCAACCAGTCGGCGCTGGACAGCTGGCTGGCCACGAACAGCGACCGCGTGTACTTCGGCGGCGCCTCCTATACGGCCTCGTCCGGCGATCTGTCGGCCGGTCTCGCCACCCTGACGGCGGCGACCGCGACGGAGCGTCTGACGGCGGCGAACGTCTCGGCGATGAAGTTCCTCGCGGAGACCGTCGCCAACCCGCACATCCGTCCGATCCGGGTGGAGGGCAGCAACGGCCGGCGCTACTACGTCATGTACGCCCATCCGCTTGGCTTCCGGGACCTGAAGAACGACAGCGCCATCATCCAGGCCCAGCGCGAAGTCGTGCTGGAGATGGAGAATAACCGCCTGTTCAAGGGCGGCGATCTGCTCTGGGACGGCGTGATCATCAAGGCCATCCCGGACATGTACAACATCAACACGCTTACCAACCTCGGCGATTCCGGCGCCACGACCGTTGTGCCGGCGTTCCTGGTTGGCGCGCAGGCGGTTGGTGCGGCCTATGCGAAGCGCTGGACCTCGAAGGAACAGACCTTCGACTACGGCGATAAGCAGGGCGTCGCCATCGAGGCCATCTACGGCATCGATAAGCTCACGTTCGGCACTGGCACGGGCGACCGTACCTCGCCGAAGGACAACGGCGTCGTGACCGGCTTCTTCGCCGCGTCGGCGGCCAGCTAAGGAGGGCTGAACAATGGCTCTTGGAACCGTTTCTTCGGCTCAGTATGCGTCCGGAAAGCCCGTGCCTAGCCACGGCTTCGCCGGCACCGTCAAGTGCGCTTGGGGCACGTACAACATGGCGTCGGCCCCGGCGCAGAATGACGTGATCCAGATGTGCCGCACCCCGGCCGGCGCGACCATTCTTGATGTGGTCGTGTATGGCCAGGATATCGACACCGGCACCGAGACGCTGGACTTCGATGCCGGCTATTTCGCCAACGGCACCGACAGTGCGGACCCGGATGCGTGGGGCAACTTCGGCGTGGTGACCGGCGATGCCTTTGGTTCGTCCGAGGCTGGCGTGCGTTGCTTTGCCGGCGGCGTCCTGGCCTCTGGTGGTCCGAAGTCGTTCACGGCCGAGACCGGTCACGGCATCACGTTCAATGCCGCCGCGAACGCTGGTGGCACCGGCCGGCTGACGATGCTGGTCTACTACGTCGTTCCGTAAGCAATCAGGGCGGTGGGGAAACCTGCCGCCCTTTCTTTCTCGGGGCGAGCATGACCAAGACGCTCAGCGATCTCAAGACCGAAGCCTTCGGTATCCTGACCGGCAATGATCCGTTCCAGGCCCCGGCGGTCGAGGAACTGGAGGTCATCGGCATGTATGTTGACCCGCTTCTTGAGCAGCTTTCGCGGGACAACATCGTCACGGTGTCGAATCCCGACGAAATCCCAGACGCGGTGTTCCTGCCGCTCGCCCGGCTGTTGGCCAATGTCGCCGGGCCTCGCTTTGGCTCTCCCATGAATGAGCAGGCAAAGCAGATTGACGAGCGCGCGTTGCGTCGTCTCACCGCGACGATCCCGACCTACGAACCGCTGAAAACCGAATACTTCTGATGGTCGCCATCACGTTCCCCGTAGGCACCTATCCGGGCGCAACGCCGCAGGAAGGCGCGGGGCGCTTGATTAATTGCCGTGCGGAGAAAATCGGCACGGGCGGGCAAGCGGGGGCCGTGCGCCATCGTGTGCCTGGTTTGAAGCCGTGGGGCACGTCGAGCCTGGAGATATTTCGCGGCTCGCTGCTGAATGGCTCGACGCTTTACGCGGCCTTTGACGGAAAGGTCGTCAAGTTCACTACGGCGGGCGGAGACGCCACGCTTGTGGACGACCTCGACGGGACGGATCGCGTTTTCTTCGCCAAGAACAACAAGCGACCAACGGCCGATATCGTCCTGGTGTGCCAGGCCGGCGTTTTCACGTTGGCGTCGGACTCCATCTCCGACCTGAACGATGCCGACCTGCCGTCGCCGACTTCGGTGTGTTTTCTTGACGGCTACTTCTTCTTCCCGATTGCGGACGGCAGGTGCTTTGCGTCCGGCCTCAACGCGACGACCATCAACGCGAACGACTTCATCACAACGGAGGCCAAGGCGGACACGCTGTATCGCGGCATTCCGTGGAACGGCCAACTCCTCCTTTGCGGGTCAGGTTCTATCGAGGTGTGGGCCGGCCAGCCGGTGAACGACACGGGCTTCCCGTACAACCGCGTGGCGGTCATTCAGCGCGGCATTGCGGGGCAGGGCGCGATCGCGGGCTATGAGGACGGCTTCGGCAAGGCATTGCTGTTCGTCGGTGACGACAACGCGGTGCACATGCTCAACGGCTACACGCCGCAGAAGGTGTCCACGTCTGACCTGGACCGCTTGATTGAGGCGGTTGAGGACAAGAACACGCTGGAGGCCAGCGTCTACATCTCCGGGGGGCACGCGATCTGGAGCCTGTCGTCTCAGGATTGGACTTGGGAGTACGATCTGAGCACGCAGGAATGGAACGAGCGGGCGAGCTATCTGACCAACAGGTGGCGCGGCTCACGCTCGTTCTACGCCTTCGGCAAGTGGCTGTGCGGGGATCTTGATAGCGGCGATATCGGAGAAATCACGCGTTCCGTGCACACGGAGTTCGGCCAGCCGCTCATTGCGGAGTGCTGGAGCTTGCCGGTGCAAGGCTTCCCCAACCGCGTGAGGGTCGGGCGCGCCGATTTCAATTTCTCTCCCGGCGTCGGTTTGCTCACGGGCTCCGATCCGAACGAGACGGACCCGCAGGTTGAAATTTCGCACAGCGACGATGGGGGCTATACGTTTTCGCCCCCCAGGCTTCGAGCACTGGGCCGTCAAGGCAAGCCCCGCGCACGAGTGAGTCTGTTCAACAATGGCATGAGCGGGCCGCAAGGGCGCATCTGGAAGGTGCGGATGTCTGACCCACGGCATTTCGGCCTGATGTCGGGCGAGATGACGGCGGCTTTGGTGGCTGGCTGATGGCGACGCTCCGCAAGATGCCGTCTCAGGCTGTGCCGGTCATCGATATGCGCACCGGGACCATGACGCCCGAATGGTACCTCTACTTTTCCTCGCGTGAGAAGGCGGAGCTTTCGAACCTGGCCGATGTGTCGAGCGCGACGCCGGCCAATGGCAACAAGCTGACTTGGAACAGCACGACTAAGACTTGGGGTCCCGCATGAGCTTGTTTGGCGATATCTTCGGCGGCGACTCCGCAAAGGAAGCCGCAGAAAAGAACAGCGCGCGGCTTGATGACCTGCAGCGCAAGGGCATGGGCTGGCTGGATGACGCCAAGTCCGGCGCGTTGGGCTCGCTGGACCAGGCTATTGCGGCGTATGCGCCCGTCACGGCGCTTGGCAACAAGTACAACGTTGCCGGGGATATGCTGCTCAACGCCCTCGGGCTCAACGGCGCGGCCGGCAATGAAGCGGCGGTTGGGGCGTTTCGCTCGAGCCCCGGCTATGACTTCAAGGTCAACCAGGCGCTGGACGCCTTGGATAGGCGCGCGGCCTCGCGCGGGATGCTCGCCAGCGGAAACAACACGCTGGATACGCTTGGCGTCGTCCATGGCCTCGCGGACCAGGATTATCAGAACTGGCTGACCAGCCTGTCCGGTCTCACCACGCTCGGCGCGAATGAGACCAATGCCGGCGCGGCGGGCACGGCGACCTATAGCGCAGCAAAGGCTCCGATCTATACGAATGATGCGACCAGCCGCATAAATTTGATGAGCGGCGTCACGAGCGGCCTTAACGATCAGGAGACGCAGGCGGCCAACGCGAAAATGCAGGGCGCAAGCAACCTGATGTCTCTGGGCAAGAACTTGCTCGGGTCGGCATTCTCCTTCGCGAGCGGCAGCCCGAACATGCTGGGGGGCTAAGAAATGGCCGAGCTGCGCGTTCCGCAAGTTGATTTTTCCTGGATTTCGGAACTCCCTCAAAAGTACCGGCAAGCCACCAAAGAGATGACGCTTGCCGATATCGGCAGAGGGATAGCAGAGGGCACGATTGACTATAAGCAGGCCGGCGCGAAGCTCGCGGGGCTTGGTGACTTGAATACCGGGCTCTCGCTTATCCGGCTTGGCGAACAGCAAAAGGCCGGCAGTGACTTCATGTCCGCCATCGCCAGCATGTACGGTGGCCAAAGTCCGACGCAGACGGCCCAGCGGCCGGCCGCGCCGCAGGCCTCGACAAGCAACAAAATTTACGACGCCAATGAGCCGTCCCCGCTTGACCCGCCTTCCGGCGCTGACCGCGATATGGCGATCAGGACGGTTTACGGTGAGGACCCGGGGCAGTCTGCCCTTGCCGTCGCCAACGTCATCCGCAACCGTGCCGTTGCCGGCAATTACGGCGGCGATAATGTGCCCTCCGTGGTGCTCGCTAAAGGTCAATTCGAGCCGTGGGCGGACCCGGCAGCACGCGCGCGGATGGCCAGTCTTCAGCCGGGATCCCCCGAGTACGAGCGCATCGGCAAGATCGTTGATAGCGCTTACACGGGCGCAAACGACCCGACGAATGGCGCGACGCATTTTTACGCGCCCAAGGCGCAAGCCGCGCTCGGCAGGTCGGCCCCCGCTTGGGCGGCCGGCCCCGGTCAGGAAATCGGGCCGCACCGTTTCTATGGCGCGCCCGGCGGGGGGCAGCCGGCCGATAATGCGGTCTTGCCGCAGGGCGCAACGCCCGCCGGCCCCGCCTCCGCGCAGCCGAGCCAGGGCGGCCTGGATGTCTCGCCGCGCATTTTGCAGCTTCTCTCGGCTGTCGCGAATCCCATGCTCCCGGATGGGCAAAAGGAGGTCGCTAAGACGCTGCTTTCCCGCGAGCTCGACAACTCGAAGCTGCCCGACCCGGTTAAGCAGTATCTGTTCGCCAAGGGGCAGGGCTTCGCTGGCACTTTCGTTGACTACCAACTCGCCATCCGAAAGGCGGGCGCGACAAACGTCACCGTGGACCAGAAGGGCGAGACCAAGTTCGAGGAAGAATTCGGCAAGAAGCAGGCCGACCGGTACACGAAGTACATGGACGCCGCCGACGCCGCGCGCCGCAAGATGGTGGACATCAACACCATGCGTGAGATTTCGACGCGGCTCGGCACGCAGGGCGCGGTTGCTGGCATCAAAGAGGCGATTGGCCCGTATGCCGATGCTCTCGGCGTCAACATCGATGGCCTTTCAGACATCCAGGCCTATACGCAGGTCATCCAGCGGCTTGCGCCGCAGCAACGCGCGCCGGGCTCCGGCAGCACGTCGGACATCGAATTCAAGGGCTTCCTCAAGTCCCTGCCGGGACTGAGCCAAAACCCCGCCGCGCGGGAAGTGGGCCTGAACACGATGGAGGCTCTGGCGCGGGACGACATCGCTCGCGGCGAGATTGCCTCGCGACTTGCGACGGGCGAAATCAAGCGGGCCGAGGCCGAAAAGCAGTTGCGTGACTTGCCCGACCCGATGAAGGGCTTTGTGGAATGGCGCAAGGCCAACCCGCAAATGTATGGCCAGGCCCTCAAAGGCGAAGCGGTGAAACAATCGGCCCCTAACCGACAGCAGGCCGATCAGCCGCCGTTACCGGGGGCGCAGCGCGCGCCGGATGGCAAGTACTACATCCAACGCGACGGTCAGTGGTTCCGGGTGGAGCAATAATGGCAACGCTGGTCCCGGTAGACTTTGACCCCTTCGCGGCAGCCGCTAGCCCGGCGGCTGACGGCGTGTTGAGGCTCACGATCCAGAAGCAGCCGAAGCTTGTGCCGGTGGACCATGATCCGTTCGCGCCGAAGATGGGTGTGGGCGAAGACGTGCTGAGGTCGGTCGGTGCGGGCCTGGTCAAAGGCACAGCGGCGGTTGCCGGCCTGCCGGATGCTGTAGATCGCTTCACGAATTGGCTTGCTGAGCAGGGAGTCGGCCGCGCCACGAGCGCTATCAAGTCCGGAGGCGTGGACTGGTCCATGCCGGAGCGCACTCCGGCGCAGGAAGCGGCAGTGACGGCGCGCGAGGAATCGCGGGCGGTCAGCTTCCCGAGTACCGAGACGGTTCAATCGAACATTGAATCCGTCACGGGCCCGGTGCATGAGCCTCAGACGAAGTGGGGTGAATATGCCCGGGGGGCCGCTGAGTTCGTCCCTGGCACCCTGATGGCCCCTGGCGGCGGTATGGTATCGAACGCCATCCGATATGGCGTGGTGCCCGGGCTGGCCTCTGAGGCAGCCGGGCAGGCGACAAAGGGCACCGCGTATGAGCCGTATGCTCGCGTCGGCGGGGCTCTAGCCGGTGCCGGCGCCAGTGCTGTGCTGTCTCGCCCCGGCACCGCTGCAAAAGCCATTCGAGCGCAGCTACCGGAAGGCGTCACGCCCCAGATGGTGGATCAGGCGGGCGCTTTGATCGATCGCGCGGCACAACAGGGCATTGCGCTCGCTTGGCCGGAGGCCTTGAGCCAGGTCGCAGGGCGGCCGGTGCTGACCAACGTCATGCGCCATCTTGAGGCTGCCCCACAAACCGAAGCGACCATGGCGGAGTTCTTCGGGCAGCGCGCGCAACAGGTCGAGAGCGCCGGCAGGCAGGCGATGGGCCGTATCGCGCCACCCAATCATGCGCCGTCGTCCATTGGGCCGGCGGTCGGGCAGGCAGCGGAGGGCGTGGTCAACGATGTGCGCGGCGCAATTAACCGCGCGTCCGACCCCCTTTACAAGGCGGCAGAGGCGGCCCGCCTTTCGCCCCAAGAGATGGCGCGCGTCACCGCTCATCCGGGCTGGCCGGAAGCGCGCAACGCGGTGCGGAGCGACCCGCAGCTTAATCGGTATGTGGCCCATCTGCCCGACGATAGCGTTGGCTTCCTGAACGAGGTCAAGAAGTACCTGGACGCAGCTGCCGAAAACGCGGGCGCTCCGGTTAACGTGCAGCGCAATATGCAGCGCGCCGCTGGATACGGGCGCGACGCAGAGGCGGTACGGGACGCTGCACGGCGCGCGTCTCCCCAATACGGGCAGGCGCTCGACCTGCAAGCCCGGGCGCGTGAGCAGTTCTTGCAGCCGCTACTCAACGGCCCCATTGGGCGGCTCGCCAAGCACGATCTTTCGACCAAAAAGGCGATTGACGCCTTGTTCCCGGCAAACCCCTTGCCGAACAGCGCGCAGGAAATCGGCCAAACGGTTGGGCAACTCGCGCAGCGTAGTCCGCGCGTCGCATCGGATTTGGTGCGGGCGCATGTGGAGAGCGTGTTCAACGAAACGACGCAGGCGCTGCAAAGTGGCGCGAACCAGGCGGGCGGCGCGAAGTTTGCCAGTGTGCTCACCGGCAACCCACAGCAGCGCGCCAATCTGGAGGCGGCTATCAAGGCGCTGCCGAACGGCGCCGAGCGCCTGGCCGGCTTCAACCGGTTTCTTGAGGTCGTCCAGGCCACGGGCACGAGACAGAACGTCGGCAGCCGCACCGCCTACAACGCCGAAATGCTGAGGGACCAAGCCGCAAGTGGGTTGCTGGGTGAGGGCTCCAAGGCGCTCGCCAATCCGCTCAAGGGCGCGCAATTCCTCGCGGACAAGTACGAGCGCTGGAAGCTCGGCCGGAACCTGAACGAACTAGCGACGATCCTGACCAGCCCGCAAAGTGCCAATCAGCTTCGCGCCATCGCCAGGATGCCGGCCGGCTCTCGGCGGGCCGAGGCGGCCGCTCTCCGGATCGTCAATCTCACGCGCGTCCCGCTTGCGGACGATCCGGTTGCAAAGGCGAATTGAAGCGGCGGCAAAGACGAGGGCCGCTGCGAATCCCACGACAATCGCGCCGGGCAGTAGGTCCGGCCGACCACCTTCTATCGTCAGCCACATGAAGGCGAAAACGATAGCGATCTGAATTCCGTACCACGGCAATTGTTTCATCGCAGAGCCAATCCGAGCCGCCGCAGGGCGGCTTTTTTTATTGAGGCCGTCGAATGGCAGGACTCGCAGCGATCAGCTTGCAGCAAAGAACGGATCGGAACGGCAGGCCGTTCCCCGGCGCCAAGGCCTATTTCTACGAGGCCGACAGCCTGTTGCCGCTGACCGTTTTCCAAGACTACTCGCTCGGTATCGCGCATCCAAATCCTGTCGTGGCGGACGCCTATGGCGTGTTTCCGCCGATCTTTCTGGACGAGGCGGACGAATTCTACCGCGTTCGGATCACCACATCCAGTGGCCTCATTCTGACCGATCTGACGACGCTGCCGATCATCGGCCCGTCCGGCGGCGGCGGCGGCTCCGAAACGCCGGTTGACCCGAACGCGCTGTTCAAGACCGGCGACGTGATGTGGCTCGACCAGTCCGGCTCTCGGCCAGGCTGGGTGCGTGACAACGGGCGGACCATCGGGTCCACGGTGAGCGGCGCGTCGGAGCGCGCAAACTCCGATTGTGAGGGCCTGTTCACGTTCCTTTGGCAAAACTTCTCCGACACCATTTGCCCAGTCACGGGCGGGCGCGGCGCTTCGGCGGCGGCCGATTGGGCCGCCAATAAACCGATAGGGACGCCAGACAAGCGCGGTCGCAGCCCGATTGGGCTCGACACCATGGGGAATAGCGCGGCCAACCGTTTCACGAGCGTGCCGTTCACTTTGGGTGACGCTTCGACTGCCGGGTCGCTTGGTGGCGAGTCATCGCACATCATCACTGTCGATGAAATGCCCCAACATAACCACGGCGGCCTCACGGGCGGCCAGACGGCGGACCACACCCACACTGTCGCCTCGGCTACCTTCTCCGGCTTTACTGGGCCATCTGAAGGCGGCGCCGTTGGGGGCACCTCGGATGTCACGCGCACTTCTAGTGGCGCGAGCAATGACCACCAACACAGCATCGCGATCCAGGGCAGCTACGCCCCCCACAATACGACACACCTGATCGTGACCGGCACGTTCTACCGGAAGCTCTGAGGTCATCATGTACATCGGATCCTTTGATCCCGTCTCGAACCGGGCCGGGCAGGAATTCATATTCGAGGCCATCGATGATGAGACGGATGAGCCTGTAGACCTGTCGAGTGCGGACATCGTTCTTGAAATCCGCGATCCGGCGTCGCGCTCGACGGTTCTTTCCGCCACAACGGCGAACGGGAAGGTGACCGCTATCGATACCGGCACGTTCCGCGCGTCGTTCTCCAGCGCAGACATGCGCGCTCTTTGCGCCAAGCAATACGAAGTCGGCTGCACCATCACGAACGGCGATGGCGGGCCCGTGCAATTCATTATCGGCACGTTGCCGGTGCTTGATGGGGTGGTCCGCTAATGGCACTCAAGCTTAGGGCGAAAATTGCATTTCCGACGCGGGTTGACGGCAACAATGGCATCACCGTCACGCGCACAAATGGCGTCTGGACCGTCGGCTTCGACTTTACACAACTCACCCCTGTCCTTGTATCTGACCCAAGCCAAAAGCTCCTCTATATCTACGATACGGTTTTGCGTCAGTACAACACCATCACCCTTGGAGACGCGGTTACCTCTTTCAATGCCGGCGTCACGATCAACGCGGGTGACGGTCTCACGGGCGGCGGCGATCTTTCGGCGTCGCGCACCCTGGCGGTCGGCGCTGGTGCCGGTATTACCGTGAACGAAGACGACGTTGCGATCAGCGCAATTCCAACCAGCCGGCTGTTTGCCAACATCTCCGGAGACTCGGCTGCGCCATCCGCCAACACCCTGAGCGCGGTCCTTGACGCGATTATCGGAAGCACGCAGGGCGCACTCATCACGCGCAGCAGCACGGGTTGGACCAAGCTCGACCCTGGCACGAACGGCTACTTCCTCAAGAGCCAGGGGAGCGGGGCGGACCTCGCATTTGCCGCCATTCCCGGCGGCGGTGACATGCTCGCTGCCAACAATCTCTCGGACGTTGCGAGCGTCGCCACGGCGCGCGCCAATCTCAACGTTTCGAGTCGGGGCCATCTGTACGGCCTGGCGCTATCGACTGCCGGCTCTTCGTCCACATTCTCGATAGCCGCTGGCTCCGCCTACGACAACGCAAACGACGCCCTAATGACCCTTGCGTCGTCCCTATCGAAGACGACCAGCGCATGGGCTGTCGGCAATGCTAACGGCGGCCTCGACACCGGGTCCATCGCGAACAACACGTGGTACCACGTCTATCTCATCAAGCGGGCGGACACGGGGGTGGTGGACGCTCTTATCTCCCTCAGCGCGTCGGCGCCGACCTTGCCGACAAACTACACGCTGTCGCGTCGGATCGGCTCGCTGAAAACGAATGGCTCGGCGCAGTGGACGGCATTCACGCAGGTTGGCGACGAATTTATCTGGTCCAACATGGTCCTAGATGTGTCTGCCGCCAATCCAGGCACCTCCGCCGTCACTCGCGCGCTTTCCGTGCCTACAGGCGTGGTGGTGTGGGCGAAGGTTCGCGCGATCTTGCGCAACAGCTCGACTGGCGTTGCCCCGTTCCTGTTGCTGTCTTCGCTCGATAGCATTGACACGACACCCGACGTTGCCGGAGCTGCGAGCGCGCCCATGTCCTACAATGGCGCTGGCGGCGTCACTGGCGGCGGTCTTGAGCTTACGATCCGCACGAACACAAGCGCACAGATCAGGTCGCGCATTTCGGCCTCTGACCCAAGCTGCACGCTCTACATCAACACCTATGGCTGGACTGACCGCAGGGGACGCGACTGATGCCGTATGTTGAACGCGACGAGCAAGGCGCTATCAAGGGCGTCTATGCGAACCTTCAGCCGGGCTACGCCGAGGAACAGGTTGACGATCAAGACGCGGGCGTCTTGGCCTTCCTCGCCAAAGCCTACGTGCCGCCGATCATTTCCGACCGGCAGTTCTTCCAGGGGCTCGCTATTGCCGGCATGATCTCAGAGGACGAAGCGGAAGACGCTGTAGGCCCCGGCATCATTCCCCCGCCGATGATGGCGCTCATCGATCAGTTGCCGGAGGAGGATCGGTTCGCGGCTCGGATGAAGCTGCGCGGCGCAACGCAGTTCTTGCGGCACGACGCGCTCACCGAGACGGTACGCGATCTTTACGGGTGGACCAGCGAGCAAACGGACCAGTTCTGGCACGACTGCGCGGCGCTATGACGCCATCCTGCGGCGCATCAGGTGAATGAAAACCTGTCTTCGAAATAGCCTTCTCTCAGAGGCCAGGGCAAACGCTCTCTCTGAGTGAGTGAGAAGAACAGCAGCGCTAACATATTAAAAGAAACGACCCTGCGCCGCTTGGTGTTGATGGACAGGAAGGCATCGGCATTCCTGCGCACCCAGATCGCGTAGCGTGCCGCAGATGAAAAATCCATTTCGACGATGGAGTCGGCATTAAGGGCGAGCGAGTACTGGCGTGGCGAGCGCTTCACGTCGCCGAAGGTCATCAACCGAATGCGGTCTCCCGGCGGAAACTCATCCGTCTGGAACCAGATGGCGTCGGGACCAGCCGACGCGCCAAGGAAGCAAGCCTGCGCGACGATGCCCATGGGCAAGTCAACCGTGGTGTAGTCACGAATGCCGAGCTGTCTGGCGTGCAGCGCGACGCGGCCGAGGCCGGGCCCAATCTCAATCACGGGCCCCGTCGCCAGGGCCCTAACGCGCATCGCCTGCGCGGCCGAGAGTATCGCCCTGTAAGAAGCGACGCCATGCCCGGTGTCAAAGCCGCATTCGCCCTTGAAGGGGTTTGGGAAAGCAAAGCGTTTCGTGTGTAGATCGGCGGCGGTGAACAAGTGCTCCGCCTGTGAGGCGAGGCCGGCAGCCGCGTTCTCATCTACCGGAACTGAACGGCATAGGTTGTCTACGCCGTAGAACAGGTCTGTGGATCCTGGGTCGCTGAAAATGGCCCGCAAGCGAGTGTGATCCTCAGCCATCAAGGCGGCGTGTACATCGGCTTGGCGGGTACCGATGGCGCCCCAGATTGACCGCCTTGGCGGCGGGCCGTCCCTCAGCAGGGCGTGGCGATAGGCGCGTTTAACGCGCGCCAGGAAGACATCCTCTGGTTGCCAATTGGTCCCGGGGGTCATTCTGCGATTGTAATACGAAACTTACCGCCTGCAATAGCCGCCTCCGGGCGGCTTTTTTCATGAGGAGCCTCAGATGTTTATCGTCCCTGGCCTGATCGCTCTCGCGGTCGGGGCGCTCATCGCGTTTTGCTTCGGTTGGGAGGCCTTTCGCGAGTGGTGCGCGAGAATCGAGACCCGGGAGGAGGCGCGGGAGTTCGCCTTCGACGTGGCGGGCGCGGTGTGCGGCCTGTGCGTCATCGCCACGGCCATCCGCTCGCTGGTGATGTGATGGCGCTCATCCCGGACTGGAAGCAGTCGCATCGGCTCTGGAGCGTGCGCCTTGCCATCCTATGGGGCGCACTCAACGGCGGCGTCATCGCGCTCGCGGTCTTTGCCGACATCATCAACCCGTACGTCTTCCTCACGCTCAACGTGGTCGGCTATGCGGCCATCGCCTTGGCGCGAGTGACGAAGCAGCCCGGCCTCGACTAATGGCGATCAAGAAAAAGCACCTAACCGCCGGGGCAGTGGCTGCGGCGGCGGCCTCCCTCGTTGCTGCGTGGGAGGGCTACTACGGCAACACCTACCGGGACATCGTGGGCGTGCCGACCGTCTGCTACGGCGAGACTGAGAAGGCGGCCGTAGAGGCCGGCAGGCAGCGCACCTTCACCAAGGCCGAATGCCTATCGATGCTCCAGCAGTCGCTGAAGAAGTATGACGACGGCTTCATGGCCTGCGTCACGCGCGACATCCCCGATAGCGTCCACATCGCCGGCATCTCCTTCACCTACAACGTCGGTATCGCGGGCGCGTGTCGCTCCAGCTTCGTCCGCCACATCAACCGAGGCGATTTTCGCGAAGCCTGCGACGCTCTCCTTATGTGGAATAGGGCTGGGGGGCGTGTGGTGAAGGGCCTCGATAACCGCCGCAAGGCTGAACGCAAAGTCTGTCTGGAGGGCATCTGATGGGCGTCATCACCTTCTTGCTGTCGCCGGTTGGCCGCTGGATCGCAGGCGCTCTCGCGATCCTGGCGATCATCGGCGGCATCTACTTCAAAGGCCGCATGGACGGGAAGGGCGCCTATCGAAGCCAAGTCGAACGGGAGATTACCGATGCCGTCAGAAAGGGAAACTCAGCTCGTGAAAAGGCTTTGCGCGATTTCGACAATCTTCCTGATGCCGATACTGCTCGCGGGGTGCCAGACGATGGGTGGAAGCGCCCCTAGCGTAGCCTGCGACGTATTCAAACCCATTACGTGGTCCGAAAAGGACACACGCATCACCGTTCGGCAGATCGTCGGGCACAACGCAGCCGGCAAGAAGATATGTGGCTGGGCAAAAAAATGAGCCCGCACGCAAAAATCCACGCCGCAGATATGGGGGCACTGGTGGCTATGCTTGGCTCGTTTTGGGGGCTTCTCCCTGGCATCGCGGCGCTGCTGGCCGCGATCTGGTACGCGGTCCAGATATGGGAGAGCAAGACCGCGAGGCGTCTGACTGGCCGCGACAAGGACGGTGATTGATGCCAGAGACAGGCTCCGGTCTGGTTCCGAAGGTCCTCCTCCTTGACATAGAAACCGCTCCGATCAATGGCCTCGCGTGGAGCCCCTTCGACGCGAACATGATTCACATTATCGAGCCCACCTTCATCCTCTGTTTCGCATACAAGTGGCTCGACAAATCGACGGTCCACACCAGAGCGTTGTGCGACTACCCAGGCTACCGGCGCAACAAGCGGGACGACAGGGCTCTTGTGTCCGACCTCTGGAACGTCCTGGATGACGCTGACGTGGTAGTCGCGCACAATGGCGACGCCTTCGATATCAAGAAGACCAACGCGCGATTCGTGGTCCACGGCCTCCATCCGCCGACACCTTACAAGACGGTCGACACCCTCAAGATCGCCCGGCGGCACTTCAAATTCGACTCCAACAAACTCGACAACATCGGCCGTTACTTGAGCGTCGGCCGGAAGCTCCCGAACACGGGCAAGGACCTGTGGTTAGGGTGTATGTCGGGGAATGTTGCGTCATGGCGCGCGATGCGCCGCTACAACGCCCAAGACGTGCGCTTGCTTGAGCAGGTGTACCACAAGATCAAGGCCCGGTCTCCGGGCCATCCGATCATGACGGCAATCACGCCCCGCAAGCATATCGCTTGCCCGACCTGTCTTTCGCACGACGTTCAGCGCCGAGGCTGGAACGTCGCGCGCGTGAAGAAGACGCCGCGCTGGCAGTGCCAGGGCTGCGGAAAGTGGTTTTCGGCATCATGACCGAACGCTTTTTCAAATTCGTGCTGCATCACGATGCGGCTTCGTACTCTGCACTAGGTTGGAAGGCGCATGACTCCCTCGAAGGAACGCACCACGGAGAGCACGCAATCCTCATGGAGCGGACCGGAGAAGGAGAGCCAAGAGAACCGGGCCGGGTGGAGCTACCAGCCCCATCCTGAGCCGGAGTTTTTGCAGATATTCGGCGGGAGGCACCGCCAGGATGTCCTTCTGTCAATGGTCATCGACGGAAAACAGATTCACGCCTCTTTGAGCCGCCGCCGCCTCTTTCACCTCATGGCGCAATGCGCCGCAGCGTTGAGCGACATGGAGCCAGGGAAATGACGCCTATTTCGAAGCCGGCAGCGTAACCCGCCTGAACGCCGCCGAGTGATCCGCCCCATACGACGGGCACACAAAGACCGTATCCGGTAGGCCGTCCTCTCCAACGTCGCCGCCGACGCCGCAGATGAACATGGCCCCGGATTTGTCATAGAACGCCTGACCTGCGGCAAAGACGATCCTGGCCGCCAGCTCTCGCTCGCTGTCGTCCAGCGGGGATCCATCGCGGAGCCTCTGGCCGATCTGCTCAATGCGGGTCATGGGAGCCGATCTGCGTGCGGCGGAGGGTGAGGGCGCTAGTCAGGTGGCTTTCCTCTCTGCGCCAAGCGGCTCGACATCGCACCACTTTTGCGCCGGCTCGGGCCACTGTGGCACCCCAAAAACTACCATGCGGTCCTCAAGGGCTGCCACCGCCACCGCTTCTTCCACTGTCTCGAAGGCTTGCACCGGCCCAGAGTAGCCTTCGACGCCGCAGTCATAGGCAATCACGTAGATCATTCTCTATCTCCGTCCGACCATGTGTTGTGAGCTCTCAGCCGATGCACCTGCTCGGGCGATCTTGCGCCTCCAGCGTACCCAGATCGCCGCAGATAGGGCACGGGTCTTCCGGGCGTAAATCATTCGGTGCAGCGCCATCGCTAAATGGACACTTCGCCCCGGCTTTCACCACGGCATACCCTTCAAAGATTAGCTGCAAGAGCCTATCCTTGCCGATAATCTGCTCCGGTGTCCGCATCCGACTTAGTCCTTTCGAGCCAGACGGCAGCATTCCAGCGCCGCTTCGGCTTCCTCCAAGGTCAACGGCTTCGCAGCATCCGGCTCCTGCCCGCCATTGCGCGGATCGACCCGGATCAGCATCTCGGTCTGACCGCGATGCTTGTACCAATAGCCAGCGATGAAGCCACCGCCGCGCCACGACCCTTCATGTTCGGGCTGCTCGGGATTTGGAGGTACGAATAGCGCGCCATAGCTCCGGTCATCGCGGCGGACGTAGAACGCCTCGTCATGACGTTCATCGATCCAAGCGTGTTCACCCATCAACTCCCTGATGGCGCCGGCCGTCGCGCAGTTCCAGTTATCGGAGGAAAACTCGCCGCTCTCAAAAGCGCAACGCGGTTCGCTTGCGGAGTGCTCGGGTCGTCCCTGCTCGATGCATAATTTACACTTCGGCATCGGGACTATTCCTGTTAGGTGCAGAACCATTCTATGTTGTCTTGCTTCCGCCAGCGTTCCGACAACCTGAGAAGCGCGCGACGACGCCACGGCATGAGCAGTGCCAGAAGCCGCAGTTTGGGCCAGTCATCGGGGCGTTTCATCGGGGCGAGATGGCCTGCCGGCCCCTATCGGTGAGCGACCAATTCGCCCGACCGTGTTCGATCTTCACGTACCCCTCTCGTTCAAGATCTTCGACGTAATCGGTACGCCAATTCCACGCGTAGCTTGAAGGGACGTGCGCCAGAATTCGCAGATGAGCGTTGGTGAGTGACATCGGGGCTATTCCTCTTGGTTAGGCGGGCGTTGCCTGCGTGTGGCGCTCTCGTCCGAGCGGCTTGCCATGCTCGTCGCGAAGCATCGTAAGCGTGAGCACGTTGCTCCATTCGTGGCACGCCGCGTCGCTGTTGCCTTTGTTGATGCGCGGGCAGTCGCAATGATTCATCGGCTTGTAGACGCAACCACGCACGACGCAGACAACCGGGTGGTCCGGCAGATCGCTGCGCTGCTTCCGCTTCTGCATCGGGGCTTTTCGTATCAGCACCCGAACTTCGGAATAATGAAATGACCGGGCCTGTGGGCGCGGATGTAGGCAGAGAATCGCCGGCCGCAATCATCATCGGTCAGATCACAGGAACCGGCCTCGTCGCGGAATCGAACCGTCGCGGGCGTCGCCGAGCGATCGATGGAGATGGAGCCGGCGCTGGAGCAGGCCGAACTATTCGCCGCTGCCGCGACATATATGCCGCCGGAGACCAGGAGGGCGAAGGCCGCGACTGCGATAAAGCGAATGTTCATCTTTCTCTCTCCCAAGTCCGCCCGTGCCGGCGGGGCTAATCCTATTGGTCGAACGTGGTGAAAAGGCGGTGCTGTCCTGCGCTGCTTATGGTGTTCGGTATTTCGTGAAGCTCGCCGAGTTCAACCATGCGGTCGGCGCATGCCAGCATGTCCCAACTATCGCCGGTTCCGGCGTGGCCCATGAGTTTGTCCACGCGGACAACGCCAGCTTGGCCGATCAGCTTTTTTGCCGCATCGCGGACTTTGAGAAACATGCGCTGCCCTTCTTCCGTAAACAAGTTGGCGCGCTGTTCTGCGTAGACATATGGCATCGGGGGGGTTCCTACTGGCTGCGACCAAGTGCTTTGTCGGCCTCGTGAGCGATCATGTGCGGCTGATGGCCGAGCGGCGTCTCGTCGCGATAGCGCGCGAGCAGTTTCCGGTAGCGCATGGCTTCGTTGTACCACTTGTCGCGCTCGATAATCAGCTTAGCCTGCACCTCGCGCTCGACGTCAAGATGCGCGCGAATGATCTGATAGCCCTTGCAGGGCTCGTCATCTTCCGATTTTACGCAGGCTGGCTGCATCGGGCTATTCCTTCACCATGGGTGCTTCGTCGCGCCATTTGCTCTCGGTGCCATCGCGCGCCTCGATAACGCCCGAGGGGATCGGGATCGCAGAAAGCGGAGCCCAGAACGCCGGTCCCCAATCGTCACCAGTGTCGTCAAGCCAGCAGTCGACATAGTCATCTGGCTCGCCTCCCTCATCGGCCGCGCTTTGTTCGGCGGAGACGAAGCGGACCTGACGAATGCCGCTATCGTAAAGCCACGCCCAAACTTTCGTGCCGTCTTTAGGGGCCGTTTTAATAGGCTGCCACATCGGGTCTCTCCGTGTTGTAGAAAATCATACGCACACTCTTGCCGGGTGTCAATAAGTCTGATATCACTTTCCGGCAATGAGTGGAAAACCCGACTATCGCAATTACATCAACCCCGGCCCGAAAGGGTCGCGGTTCACCGCTGGCTGGCAGGCAGAGTTTCTGCCTGACGGCGAAACCTACACCGAAGATAAAACCGGAAAGGTCATCGAGGGCCTTATCAGTTCGGTGCGTGCTGGCAGCATCGTCCGTGTGCGTCGCTTGTTTTGTCTCGGGCCGTGGAAGGGCTCTCCCCGCAAGCGCCGGGAGGCTGTCGCCGAGCGTGTCGGCCGCATCCTCTCCATCAAAGGCGCCTCAATCGAGGAAACAGAAACGGGCCGCAGTTCGAAAGAGCGCGGCGCCTGCGCCAAGATGCTCATGGGTGCCTATGAGGACATCGCCAGCGCCGGCCGCGCCATAGCCAAGGGGCGCACCGGGCGGCCTCCTAAATTCAATCTGACTCCGGAACAGTGGGAGATTGCAGGCGGCATCTGGTATGCCCGAAAATACACCACTGACAACGATCGGCTCAGGGCCATCGAAAGGCGTCTCGGGGTCAAGATTGGACGCACAACGATGCGGAATCGGTTTGGGTCGCCGCATGGGGGCGTCACATGATCTATTTCGTTCGGTGCGGCAGGACCGAGTTTGTCAAAATCGGTTCGGCTGCGAATGTACTAAAGCGAATTGAGCTACTACAAATCGGCTGCCCATATCGCCTGGTACTCTTGGCGGTGCGTGAAGGCGGCGAGCTCGAAGAAAAACGGCTGCACACCGTGTTCGCGGCCGAAAGACACTCTGGGGAATGGTTCAAGATAACTCCCCGACTTAGGCAGTTCGTTCTTGAACAGACGCCAGCTTCAGAGTTCTACGATAAGGTTCTTTCGAAGAAGCACCGGTCGAAAATATTGGACGCAGCATTTATCCGAAGTGGATCACTGACAAAATAGGGAGAGCCATGAAAACCCTGGCTGAAGAACTCAGAGACGATGATGAACGCCTGCGCCGCCGCATAGTACACGCTACGCGCCCCAAGCACCCGCTTACGATGGACGACGCTGAAAAGCTCCATAGGGCGATGATCGAGAGTTCCGAGTTCGTCTCAGATCCTCACGAGAAATAGGGAGAGACGCTTGATCGCCGCGCTTTTCGTCGAGCCCGATGGAGCTTACGCCGACGTGCCCGGGGTTGACCTGTGGGATGAGGCGCGCGATGCGCGGCTATATCCCGGCCCGTTTCCTGTCGTGGCCCATCCTCCCTGTCAACGCTGGGGAAGATTTTGGCACGGCTCGACCCGCAAGCCGCACCAATTCAAACTAGGGGATGACGGCGGGTGCTTTGCTGCCGCGCTCACGGCTGTGCGGACGTTCGGCGGCGTACTCGAACATCCGTGCGACAGTCACGCCTGGCGCCATTTCGGTTTGATGCCGCCCCGCCGGTACGCAGGGTGGCAGCCGGCCGCCGATGGCGTCGGGTATACCTGCTACGTCGAGCAAGGTCACTATGGCCATATGAGCCGCAAGCCGACTTGGCTCTACGCTGTCGGCGCGGCGTTGCCGGAATTAAATTGGTCCAGGGGAGAGCAGAGGCTTCACCCGACCGCGCTGGCAAAGCATGGATATGAAAAGGCGCGCCGGATCGGGATGACGGCTATGGTGGGCGGTAAGCACAAGACGAAGATCAGGAACGCCACGCCGGTCGAATTTCGCGAGCTTCTTTTAGCAATGGCACGAAGCGTCCGTAAATCGGACCTAGCAGCTTAGGGAGACGCCCATGCCATGGCCCTCGATTGGACCCTACATCTTTGTCCCATGCGTCCGCGAGTGCATGTGCGGGGCGACGTGGCTGGGCGAGCCCGATGAGAAGCTGGTCGGCCTGTACTGGTGGCGCTTGTTCAGAGTGCCGAACGTGTAGGGGGGCACCGATGACCAGCGAACCGTCGAGCAATCCTGAGCCGAAACCAGTCACCACGACAGAACGTGACGACGCCGCGCTCATTGGCGCCCTGGAGGCCTGGTACAACAGCTTCCCGCACGACGGCGGCGAGAAGGAATGGGACGAGCTGCTTCGGATCGTCCGGGCGCTCCAGGGGTAGGAGGCAGCGCCAGTGAGCAGCCACGGGTGCGGGAGGCGCTGAAATTTCCTCTTTCGCCTCAATGAGTGCTCTTGTCCCGCACCTTCCTGCTAAGCCATTGACAGCGCTCTATTGTGTTACGCCGTCATCGCCCACCACC